CGCCAGTACCGCAGCGGCTTGTCCGGTCGTGCCCACGGACGCGCTAACTTGGCGCGCCATCTCGCCCAACTGCCCAGCGCTAACCCCTGCATAGTTGCCGGTGAGGATGAGCGACTTGTTGTAGCTGTCCTGCTCTTCGCTGCCTTTGTGGTAGGCGTAGGCCAGGCCGCCCACGGCAGCGGTGGCAAGCGCCAGAGGGGCCAGAATGGCGAGAAGTCCAGCAGCGCCAGCCCCCGCGCCGGCGCCCAACTGAGTTACCGCACGCACGCCGCTGCCCCAGTCACCCGACGACAGCGCATTACCCAGCTGTACGACGTTTTCCTGTGCCTGGCGGGTGCCGAGACGCAGTTTGTCGAAACCGGTGGTGGTCTTTTCGAGCTTGGCATAATCCTTGTCGATCTTGCCCAGGGCGCTGTTGTATTGGTCCTGGCTGATCCGCCCGGCATCCAGATGTTTGCCAAGCTGCTCGACCTGCGTGTCCAGTTTGGCGAGTGCAGCGCGAGCTGGGTCGATGGCACCCAGCAGGCTGTTCAAGGCCTTGTGCTCATCCATCGCAGACTTGGCCAAGGCAATCTGCTGCTTATCGAGCTGCGCCGAGATCTTCGCGGCCTCTGCCTCGCCATAGGCGCCGGTCTTAGTCAGCTTGGCGAGAGCGTCACGCTGCTTTGCCAAGTCCTGGGTGGTTTTGGCACTGGTGGAAAGCGATTTCTCCAGCGCCTGCATTTCGTTCATCAGCGCAACAGCGGACTGCTCGGCCCGGCCGCCGGCCTTCGCCATCTCATCCAAGCTCGTTTTTGCCTGGATTGCATCGGCCGAGTCGATCTTGACGCCGAGTTCTGCAATGTTCATCGACTCACCTTGAATAAGTGCCCGTGGTTACGGGCTGTTTTCCCTTTCCTCCGCCATAACGCGCAGGGCTTCGCCTTCCAGCACCTGAAGGTCAGGGAAGATTTCAGCGAGTTTCTTTTTCTTGATGCCGAGAAAACCGGCCACGTCGCGGATGCTGCTGTAGTCGAGGCCAATCGCGCCGCCGGCGCCTGCTCGCCACTGGGTGGACATCCGGTTGAATAGGAGGAAGGCAGACCAAAGGCACGGCCAAACTTCGAACTCTTCTTCCATGTCCTCTGCGTCCCAGCCGAAAGCCGCGATCTGCTCGGCATCCGGCGGGGATTCATACAGGGCGCGGGCGGCGCGGATCAGTTTCCCGTGCGAGCCTTGGCGAAAGCTGCCTGGTACGCATCCACGACGGCCTCGGTCGTCCCATGACACGAAGTCACCAAGGCCTTGATGCTCTCGTCATCGAACTTGTCGTCGAACTCCCAGCCTACGACCAGATCCTTGATTTGCCGCATCTGGTTTTCGGTATCCACGGCAATAATTTCCGATACCGTTGGATTTTCACCAAAGCGCTCTTGGCCGTCCTTGCGCCGCTGATTCCACTCATCGAACAGGGCTGCCAATTCGATACGGTTTCGATACTTGAACGTGAATTCAACCTTCACTGGCTCCTGGCCAACGACGGGGATCATCACCGCGCCCAGAAACGTCGGTGCCTGGGCAATCTTGAATTTCGCCATGGTTAAGCTCCGCCGCCTGCAGCAACAGGCGCGCGATACGCAGTGATTTCCGCGTTGATGGTGAACCCAAAGGAGACAGCAGCGCCTTCGTTACGAACCAGCGTCGGCGTCTTGTTGAACGATGCGTAGCCAGCGTAGTAGATCGTCTTGCCGTTGGGCAGCGACATACGCAGGATGCGGACTTCCTTCTCGCGGTCAGCCTTATCGAGCTCTTCGTACCAAGCCAGGCTGTCATCGTCAGCCAATTGGAAGGCGAAAGCCTGTGCGTTTTTGGTGGTCGGGATCTGCTTGTCGCGACGAGCCTCGAGCGGCGCATAAGTCCAGTACTGCTGCTCGCCACCGGACATGGAGTTGCCGATCACTTGGTTGACGGCTACCCAGCCGGTAACTTTCTTGGCGGTGCCGCCGCTGATGCCGTCCGGAAAGAAAGCAACATTGGATGTGTCGATGCCTTCCAAGGTAAATGCGCCGGCGGCAGCGTTGGATACACGCACGGCGCGCTCGTTGATGTCCTCCCAGCCGGAGGTGATCAGCAGAATATCGCCATTGGCAAAACCGTTCGCGGCGCTGGTAGCAACACCCGGGTTTGCGTTGCTGATTGCGGAAATCAGCTTGGCGGCGGCGAACCCGCTGGAAATCGAAATTGTTGCCCCGTTGGGGAAATAAACAGACATGGGTTTTCCTCTTGCAGAAATGACAAAACCCGCACTTAGCGGGTTCAGGATGTGCCCAACGGGCGGGTTATGGCGTGGTGTCGGACCGGTAGGTAAACGAGAGCGGCACGGTGTAGGTTGAGTCGCCAGTAATGCCTGGACCAACATCTACAGGTGTCATAGGCGTCACCACGAAACCGTTCTTCACGTCGCGCACATACAGCGGGAATAGCGCGATGAGTTCGGCTGCAATTGGGTTCGTCTTGGCCTTCCCGGTACCCGCCGGCGCGATGATGCTGACCTGAAACACTCCGGTATACAGCCGGTGATCACCGCCGAGCGTGTTGCTCGCGGTGTCGCCCGGGATGGTGAAAGCTCGAAGATATGTCTCGCCCTCCCGCGGTGTGTAGCCCGTGTTCTCGAAAACGATCTTGAGCTTCTCGGCCCTGCCAGCGTTCCAGGCGATCAGCTTGGCCTCGTAGATCGAGGCGATGATTGCGTGACTCATACCTGGTTGTTCCTGATGGCCTCCAGCACTATCTGCTGGAAGCGAGCCACGGTTACCCGAACCATGCCGCCTGGGGCCTGGGTGGAATGGCCGAACTCCAGC